ATAGCGGAAAACACGAAGGATGCCCTAAAGGAGGTTTGGGAATCATATTTCGAGTGGTACGACAAACAATTGGATAAGGAATTGGAGAAACAAAAGAGGGTGAAAGATAAAAGGCTGGAGGTTATACAAAGCCAGTACGATTCATCTTTAATGACGCAAGAGGAATACGAAGCACAGAAAGAAGCTATTGAACTCGAATCAGAAAAGAGGGAACAGGAGATTGAGAAACGAAGAGAGGAAGCCGAGCGTCGGAAGTTCTTTCTTGAGCAGGCAATGGCATTGGCTAAGGTTTGGATTAATGCTGCGTTGAAGATTTCCAGCCCCACTAATGTTTATGGTGTTCTTACGCCCATGTATCTTGCTGAGGCTGTTGCTGCGACGGCTCTTATCGCTGCTCAGTCGATTCCTTACTTCGAGGAGGGGGGCGAAATGAAAGAAACAGGGTTAGCCGTTGTTGGTGAGAAGCGCAAAGAGGTTGTTTTAACGCCACGTGGCGAGGTTTACATTACGCCCGATACTCCAACGCTCGTACACCTCGAGCGTGGCTCTACGGTCTTCCCTGATGCCTCAAACCTGAACAATGAAGCGATAGCCAAGATGGTGATGGTGAATGCTGGGTTGAACTTTTCCACCAAAACTCTGGAAAAGAAACTCGATAAGCTGATAGCAATAGAGGAGGGCAAGACCTTTCAACTACCTAAGGAACGATTAATGGACAAACTTATATTTGCACGCAAACTATGAAATATTTACTTTCTTTTCTTCCTTACTCAATCTTCGGCTTAGCCGTAGGTGTTGTACTTGCTCTTATTCTTTCGATACCTATATGGAAAGCTGTTGTTCTTATCCTTGTAGTGATCGCATCTATGATATTTCTTAATTTTATTGTCTTACGTTATACATTAGCGGCTTATGATGCCAAAAGAAAACAAGTTCACGCTGAGGTATAAAACCCTTTCTTGGGTTGATACTTCTGGGGTTACTCATCAAGGGTATAAGACTGCCGACGTTGAGCCGTATAATTGGCCCGACTTCGAGATAGCTATTACCCGTCAGGACTTAGTTGCCGACCGCGAGATAACCTCCGAACTTGAATTTGCGCATCTTGAAATCATTTCCAAAGCACGAAGCGATGGCAAAGACCTTGAGCTGATATTCTCAAAGCGAAATAACGATTGGACATACTCAGAGATTGCCACGTTTACGGCAGATATGACGACTTATCGAGAGGAACGGGAAAGAATACGACTTTCATTTATTGAGAACAGTATAAGAAAGAAATTAGTTGATAATGCGTCTGTGAAATACGATATTGATGTACCTATTCAGGCAACACGCACACCAAACCCCGATGCTTATACGCTTCTTTACACGGGACTATCGAGGGATATTGAGAATGTCTTAGCTCCCGCTTTGGTTTCGTTTGACTCACCGAGTACTGTTATCCCGGGTGTTCTCGTTAAGCGCACAGCAACTGATCGTTTGTTCTTTGCTGATAAGATGGGAGCAACCTCCCTTTATTCCGGTAATTATACAATAAAGTATAAACTTGGAAAGATAGTGATATTAGGGCACGCTCACCAGCGAAGGGATGCATCTACTTATAAGATGAGGCTGAATAAATACACAGCAGGAACACTTGTTAGTACGATAAAAGAATGGCCTTGTACGAATAAGGCTGATTATCTTGGTGATTACTGCCTTTACACCTTTGAGGACAGCGCAGAATATAGTCAAATTATTAACCTGAATGTTAATGAATCCTTAGTCCTTGAGGTGACGAGCAAGATGTTAAGTGAGGTGCATTCCTACGAGGAAACAAGACTTTCGTTTTCTTACATCACAGAATCGCTTTATTCTAATTATATGGTTTACGGGATGACACAGAAACAAGCTCTAACGGCTCTATTGGCAAAGATTACGCCCTGCACGCTTGTTTATAACATTCCAGATACTCTGTTTTTAGCCTCGGAATCCTGTTTAGCTCAGTCCTTAGAAGCCAAGCTCTCCCTGACGTTAGACGACATAAAGAAGTCTTTGCGCTGTTCTGGTGCGGCTCTCTCTGTTTCTGGAACTACGGTAACGGTGGATTACGTGGATAATCTTTTCTCCGGCACTTTAGGCGGTACGCTTGTCCCGATTAATAACCCCGTTTTTGAGTACTCGAATGAGCACGTTTACGGATCTGTTCGTGTTGGGTATAAGGTTAATAATGATGCCGAAAAGTCTATATTTTGCGAGAATGTTTTCAAGCTCTCCGATGACAAGAAAGAGCTGGACTTAGTAAGTCCCTTTAAAGCCTCTCCCTACGATATCGAGGAAACTTTGGACAAACTCCGGACATCTTCAACTAAAAAACAGGAATATTCAGAGGATATTTTTATTTTCGATATAAACGCGTTCGACTCATATAACCAAGCGACACTAAATAAAGACTACTATTTAAGAAACGGTATCGGTGGGGAATATAACCTACGTCTAAGCCCAATGAATATTCTGCTCTCCAATGAGCGGTACTTACTTGTTTCCGGTAATCCTGTTTTCGCTTCTTCAGATGGTGAGGACGGGGCGACAATAAAAGGCTTCGTTCGTTACTCGTCTTATACGAATCTTACAGATGCTATAACGAACCTGACGGATAGAGCGTTAAATATTACCGTTCGCTTTTTGGATGTTTCGATTGGTCAGATAAGATACTATAATTACACAGGTGCAACGATTGAAGATGCCGACTGGTTAGATACGGACAACTGGACAGAGGTAGCGTACTTAAAAGAAAGAGAGGTAACGTTCACCAAAGACCCTCTATTTTACCCGTATTCTATTGTTTTTGATACCTCACAACGCTTAACGACTTTAGACACAACGAAATACTACGCTGTTGTAGATAATTTCAGTAATAAGACATATAATTTTTTCATTAATGATATATCTTTGCAATTAACGAAGGTAGAATCACAAAGCTGGAACGGAATATGCTATACACTTCCCGAATAACAATACCTAAACTCTGCCCGTTGGTTTTTCAAAATCCCACGATGGCAACAGAGGGCACGTTCTACCCGATGTGCTACACTCAGAAATGGGTGCCAAATGATAGCACAAAGATACAGGTATGGTTTGCCGATGCCACACCCTCGGAGGTCTTCGCCCTTGAGGTCTTTGATGAGTATGGCACTTGTCGGGGTATATTCCCGTTCTATTGGGCTACGCTCTCAGAGGGGTACGACTATGCTAATGCCAAGCTATCATTCTCTGGGCTTAGCGGCATCTACGAAGTGAGGATAACGGCCGAAGAATCTTCTTACCCCTTGCTTGCGGAATCCATTCCAGTAGTGGGTGAGTATTACGTTCACGGGCATAACATCTGGAAATATACCGGAGGGCCGTATAATACAACTGATCCCTGGATTCCCACCGGTGGCGTTGAGATAGCAACAGAAAGCCTATTAGATACCTTAGCTGATTCATGGCCAATAGAAGTTGGGAACCACACGGACACTTTCCTTATAGCTTACGGGAATACCCGCAATGACTTTGAAACCGTGTTCGGGGACTTCGATTACGATACATTTACGTTCCGTATTGAGGGGGGCTTTATGCCTGACGGCTACGAGGCTGGGGCGGACTTTTCACTATTCACGAACCAGCATCAGGAAGATACGTTAACCTATGCGATGCCTTTTGATACGCACGTATTGACGATTGGCGATTCACTGGGTGTGCCCTGGTATTTTTTAGAAAAGATAAACCACATATTTTGTTGCGATATTACCCTTGTCGAATGGGTACAATACACACGAACGGGGGATTTAGAGATTGAATGGACAAGCAAAAAAACAGGTATAGGGTCTATCTCTTTAAAGACTGTTACGAACAGGATGACTCAGAATATAAGTGGGGATATTATTATTACCGACGAGAGTTCTGTTCCTTTGGCTAATGAAGACGATAATATATTAACACTATGATAAAAGAAAACGAATTACCTACACAGACCACGTTACCTTCGAGTTGGTATCTTCGTATGGTCAGCGACACAGGGATGTCAAAGCGCATAGCCTCGTCGCTGGTTAAGTGGAGCATTGAAGATGTTACGAACCTTGAAACAATACTTTCGGGGAAGCAAGACTTATCTACTTTAAAAAGTATGGTAGCTTACCTTGACGCAACAGGTCAAAGTGTTGGTTCGGGTTTCGATATGGGTACTATCGCTAACGAAACGGAGTTAGATTCCGTCTTTTGTGGTCTTTTTACCGCCCCTGTACCTTTTGCTATAACTAATATCGGAGATGTTTATGGTGTGTTAGCGATAAATCGTAACGTTCTTGGTGACGGGGCTACGGAGGATAACACGGCAGCCTCTCAGCTTCTCTTTACCTCTAATGGGCTATACCTACGCTCTTACTCCACTTCTTGGGGATTATATCGTTATGTTGGTGGCGGTGTGCAGCCTCAACCCGTTACCCGGGCGCAGTTGATAGACCTTATGGATGATCAGGAGTTAGTACAGGGAACGAAGTACATAATCACCGACCACCCGAATGATATGGGGATCATCGTTGAGGCGGCCTCGTCTTCTCAAATTTCTCAATATGCCTTACGTCTGGCCTGTCAGCCGAAATATTATGTGGCTGGGCCATATATGACGGGNTCTGGTGGAACGGTTGAGGAATATTGGAATGGTGTTTATGAGCACGGCACAACACCGACCCAGGGTGGGATATACATTTATGCCGGTATGGTATATAAAAACCTTACAGGCGATGACACAACACCCCCGGGTGAATATATCCTCAATTCCACCGACTGGGAATTAAAGACCGTTGAATGGGGCGACTACTATTCACCAAATATCTGCGAAGTAATTTACAAGATAGGGTTAACCACCTCTCCCGTTGATGAGCCGTGTGGTGTTGTTCAAAGCCAGACGGATATTAATAATAATACTTTCGGGCAAGCCCTAACGGGCGATCCCTCTTTGGCACTGAGAACGCGGATAGATTATAACGACTGGGGGCATCCGGGAATAAAGAAATGCGAGCTGATAAATTGCTGGTCAAACAAAGAGGATTGCGAGTTTTTCGGTGTACGTGGTTATGGACAGGTGTACAGGAATAAGACCACAAATTTAGCCTCTGTTCGCTTGACGGATGACTTTGTTTCGATACATGACAATGCTTCGCTTACTGTTTTTGATTGCGATATTAGAGGTAACATTTATTCAAATAGCACTGTTATAGTAAGATACAGCGATATAAATTCTCATGTGGCCTCTAATTTTTCGCTTACAATCACCGATTGCGAAGCAAACAGTCCTATTACGGGTAATAGTTCCAGC